GTACTTTCCATCACTGAATAATCATATAGCTCTAAAGTAGCTCTCTGACCAAATTGACATTTATCATCATCTAGTTTGCCCCTTTCCAATATCTCTTTCCATGTAGGGAAAGAGGTCAATACTTCTGTAGTTGTCAAACCCGTCCGTCTCAATATTTTACTTATCTTAATTCGTTTTAATGGATTCTTTAAATAATCTGTCAACTGCTTTTCAACATTGGGAATAGAATAACGAGCCAATATATCATCATACAAATCTCGAACGGCCTCATAAGCGACTTTATTAAGTTGCGCATCATAAGCCTGACCGATACACGACAACAACATATCTATTACGTCTATCTCTTCTCCAGTGTCCGTATTCAACTCTTTTAAACATAAACTAGTCATAATCTCTCGAGTCTCTTTATGGGCAATAACTGGAGGCATATCAGGTATAGTAGTAGTAATAAATCTTCTTTTCAAAAAAACTATACCAGGTTTAGTAATTTCTTGAGTTTTCTCATTAACCTCACTTAAAAAACTATCAAACTCTTCTATTTCCCTTAATTTCATGTCAAAAAATTCATCCAAAAACCAAGCATAAGTTCGAGTGTTTATTATTTGCTGTAACGTAGACGGCCATGTCCACGCATGATCATCTCCATAGACAATCATGGCCAAAATACGCAAATAAACACATCGTTTAATATAAGGCGCTAAAGAGGGATACTTCCAAATATTATATTGAACATATATACAAAATAAAAACAACTTAGCAAAACTGTCCAACAAAGAAGTTTCTAATCCTCCCGAATAAACTTTCCCTCTCTCTACACGCCAAAACCCACCAAGATGTAATACTATTTTAGTCACTATATGATACATGAAATACTTAAATAAATTTCTAATATAATTTTTTGCTTTATCCGTATGATTAGAAAGATTATAACATAAATAACCTGTACCACAATACATATCCATAAAAATACTCTGTACATGCTTATCTAACTTATATATATCTCCTTTACCATACCTCTGACCAGGAACATCATAACTCAGCAATTTAGCAAGATGATAAGCACCACCATGCATAAAATTAATACCAATTGCTATATAAGTTCCAGTCATAATATATTTCATAAACCACAATAAAGTATTACCCATAAAACTATGGAACATTGAAGGTATAAAAAATTCTCTCATACTTAGAAGCAATTTCCTCAACTTCTCCAAGCTTGGATGACCCATTAGTTTCTTCCACTCTCGTTTCTGTCTAATTACTTCGAAATCTATATAATCTACCGAACGCTCCATATACATATAAATCATAAATCTATGATAAGCTCGCAAATTTGCTTCAAATAACATGGATTTTTTACCAGAATTATGCATTTTGTACTTTATTCCATCTATAGCAAATTCATAAGCCTTGGCAGGCATTATTCCGCCTCCAGTATTCCAATTAAAAAAAAAACAATCCTTTGGATCATAACGAAAATAAAATGTATTAAAATGCTTCTCTATATCCAAATAATTCAATAAAAGCTTATATGCTGGCCCTATATGCCTTCGTACTTTATTCCATTTGTCTCCTTCATAACATGTATCTACATCATACTCTTTCAACAAATGCACTCTCTTTTCTAAAGTCATATTTCCAGTCGTATAAACTACCCTATCATACGTCTGTCCTACAAACTCCCCATCGAAATTCATCAATGGAGAGAACTTCTCATAAATCAAATGATAATAAGAATATACAATATAAGCTCTATGAGCCAAACTACCTGGCACATAATCTCGTATACCTGTTAACTTATAAATTAAGTTCTGCGAGGACCTCCGTACTAATTCTTGAATCAAAGGAGATGGTGTAATATTGTCTTGCTGATATGCATTCAAATGTACTGTAGGAGGTCTAATTAATATCTGAGACTTATTAGTATAAAGTTGCGTATAAAAGTGAAAGAAAGCTTTAGTACATACTTCCTTCCTCTTTAAAATTCTACCATTTATCATCAAATACTTAGATATAATCTCTGCATAAACACTCGCCATCATATCCTTCTTAGTACGATATTCTACTGGACATCGTACTATTGGCTCTATTGCCTTGCGTTCATCAAAAAACTCATAAGCAATTTTTGAATTTAAATGCCTGTGATAAGGACAATCTACTACTCTAGTTTGCATTCTCGTATTCTTCTTTCGATAAAATAATTTATTTAAAATGGGATAACGGGGAAAACCTATCTTACAAAAAATGTGATCTAACGGTAACAATTGTAATGTCAGTTTTGGTATTTAGTAATATTTTTCCTTGACCGTGAAAATTAGCTAATCAAAGTTTT